CTGTGGCTCCCATTACACCAGAAGCGCCTGTGGGACCTGTTACACCAGAAGCTCCAGTAGGTCCCGTAACTCCTGAAGCACCCGTAGGACCTGTAACTCCTGAAGCTCCTGTAGGACCTGTTACACCGGAAGCACCTGTGGCACCTGTGACTCCAATAGGACCCGTTGCGCCGGTGGGTCCTCGTAGTCCACCATATGGAAGGTTATTCCATACAGTAACACCATCACCTAATTTAAAATACTGTGTATCCGTTTCAAGAGCGAGCTCACCACTTGCAAGGACAAGTGTTGTGCCTACGGCGGACCACTGTGCAGCAGTCCCCCGACGGTGTTGCAGTTGAAAGAACGGCATTATATAATTCAGAGAATTCATTCGGTTAACCAAGAGTCCATGAACGAAGTATATAACATTGTTGCCATAAAAGATGTATCTGCTGGCCCACTGACACCGCCACAATCAAATGCGGGATAGTGGCTAACACTAAAATTTGTTGTTGGTCCGCCTGCATCAAGAGGTATACCTACGGTTGACATACTCCACGTTCCAACTGGACCCGTAGGACCCGTAGAACCGACGGATCCTACAGCTACTAGATAGGTGTGTAAGTGTGAAATACTCGAGTCTCGGAAATCAATTGTTAATGTGGAACCACTTGCAGTTTGAACATATACATTGATTGTCACATTTGTTGCATAGGTGTGTCCAGGTACGTAGAGTGTATATGTAAATATTTGAGGAGGAGTGCTAGAATTTACAACTGTAGCAGTTGCTAATGTTCCTGTGGCAATATTTGAGGCTCCGTCGTACACATCATAGTAAAAAAGAGCAGGTGATGACGGAACAGATACAGAAGTATATAAGTTTATATCCCACAGACCAGCTATAGCGGTAGATCCGGGTAGTGATGTAGCGGGAATAGAAAATGTCATAATTTTAGCGTTTGTCGTGTTAGCGGGGACCGTGATTGAAGTTTGAGTGCCTGACACGAAAGAAGACTGTAAAGCACCGACTAAGGGTGTGCCTGAATAGGTAGTTATTGAAGCATAATCAAGCTGCAGAGTCAGACCTCCAGATGTACCTGGTGCACCTGTTGCTCCTGTAGGTCCTGTTGCTCCTGTAGAACCCGGATACCCAGCGATATAAGGAAGATTAGACCATGATGTGGTTCCGTCACCAACCTTCACATACTCGAACGCCATTTACTGTATCATTGCAAAGAAATTAGAAACAATCTAACTGAACAGTGACATCTTGTGTTGTGTTTCCAGATGCATCGTATGAAATCCGAACATGGATATAATCACCTGGTGCGAAATTAACCGATGCATCATATTTGGTAAGGGTTGTAATTGCATTCGAAAAGATCAAAGAATAGACTGTGTCTGCAATAGATCCTCCTGCAGGAGTTCTGCGAACAGTCAGGGTTGTAGTGTGTCCTGTTCCTGGCGCTGTGTTTAAAGATGCCGACATTCCAGACAAAATTAAGGGTTGTTGGACACGATAAAATGAAGGTGGGGTTGTAATATCTGGATACTGAATGAACTGACCACCGCTTGAGTGAATTATCACTGAGCCCGGCCATAGATATGCAGGTGTTCCAGTTCCAGGATTTCCTGATGCATTCAAGACTCCAACTGCACCATAGAAAATCGTGGTCGGATACACATAGGTTGAAAATCCTAAACCACCTGCTGTTTTTGTCACAAGATCTGTTCCGGGACCAACTTGAATTCCAGCAGAAGCAAGATACGTTGGATTTGTTATCGTGGGAGGTGTTGTTTGCAGTATGTCAGATGCAGTGTACGTTTGTATTCCTGTAGGTTGAGTAGCTCCAATTGTAGTTGAACGTAACTGAATAGATCCGGTGTTAGTTGTATCATTTGTTTCAATTCCTACGTATGATCCTGCAAAGTTTGAATTTGTTGGAGGAGCAGCTACATATACATTTGTATCGCGTGTAGTCGCAATATTTGTGTTCGTCACAATGAATCCACGCTTGTTGCCGGAACCATTGCCATACACATTGATCGTTGATCCTTTAATACAGTTGAAAGAGAACGTTGAAATACCCAATGTACCTGTACCGTCAAACTGAACACCATAAATATTATTAGAGGATGTATATGGCATATTTGCGTTCGAAATGTTTACGATTGATGTTCTCAATTTAGATGTTACAGTACTTGTGCCATTAAAATAAATTCCAACTAAATTATTTGAACCAGAATATGTAGAACTACCAAGTGTCAAATTTAAATCTTCAACGCGACAATTTGCTCCAATTTGTAGCAGAGTTGTATTTGCTGTAGGATTGGAACATACTAAATAACATGTTTGTAAACTCATTCCTCGCAGAGCAGTTGTAGATGGTAATATAAGTGCCGGATAGGTTATTGCTCCCTTCGAATCTGTTATTGCATTACTTCCATTTGTCGACACTGAATAGACGCCAGGTAGAACCCAAATTGCATTCGACTGATACTGTGGTGTGGCATATGAACCTGTTCCAACAATAGCAGCAACGGCAGCCCGAATTGTGGCAAACGGAAGTCCACCGATATATGCAGTTGAATCATTTCCATAAATAGAATCTACTCTTGCTACATTACCCAACTGAGTTGTGGGTAGAGCATAAAACATTCCAGTTAATTGGTATCCAATTTCTCCAGGACCAAGGATATAACTATTATTTGGAACAAGTGTCGCATAACCATGACCTACGGGTCCAGAAGCTCCTGTAGGTCCTTGTATACCTGTAGGTCCCGTTACACCTGAAGCTCCTGTAGGTCCTGTTACACCACTTGCGCCAGTAGGACCTGTTACACCGCTTGCACCAGTAGGGCCTGTTACACCACTAGCACCAGTAGGACCTGTTACACCAGAAGCGCCTGTGGGACCTGTTACACCTGAAGCGCCTGTAGGTCCAGTAACACCACTTGCGCCTGTAGGGCCTGTTACACCACTTGCTCCAGTGGGACCCGTAACTCCTGAAGCACCTGTAGGACCCGTAACTCCTGAAGCACCTGTAGGACCCGTAACTCCTGAAGCGCCTGTGGGACCTGTTACACCAGAAGCTCCTGTAGGACCCGTTACACCTGAAGCTCCTGTAGGACCTGTTACACCACTTGCTCCAGTGGGACCCGTTACACCTGAAGCTCCTGTAGGACCTGTTACACCAGAAGCGCCTGTAGGTCCCGTAACTCCTGAAGCTCCAGTAGGACCTGTTACACCAGAAGCTCCTGTAGGGCCTGTAACACCACTTGCACCAGTAGGTCCTGTAACTCCCGAAGCGCCTGTGGGACCTGTTACACCTGAAGCGCCGGTGGGTCCAGTAACACCACTTGCACCAGTAGGACCTGTTACACCAGAAGCGCCTGTAGGACCTGTAACGCCTGAAGCTCCTGTAGGGCCTGTTACACCAGAAGCTCCTGTAGGACCAGTAACGCCTGAAGCTCCTGTAGGTCCTGTAACGCCTGAAGCTCCTGTAGGACCTGTTACACCAGAAGCTCCTGTAGGTCCTGTAACTCCTGAAGCACCAGTAGGTCCTGTAACGCCTGAAGCTCCTGTAGCACCTGTTATACCTATAGGTCCGGTTGCTCCACTTGGGCCGTTCATAAGTACATAAGGTAACGCTTGCCATTCACGAATACCATCGCCAAACTTTAATCTATTTGTATCTGTTTCAATTCCAGGTTCACCAAGACGAAGATATACAGGATATGCAGCGATCCATTCTGCAGATGTACCTCGACGTAATTGAAATTTTACTTCGAGCGTACTCATTTGTAATGTCAACATACATTTGTGTTCGGATTTCCACCATCTAAATTTGGTATACCATCTAACTGACTATAGATTATATCCATAATATTCGATAGCGGGTCAACGCCGTCAAAAACTGTTACGTAATTTGAAGATGGTCCTCCACCATCATAATATAGTGTGTTAAGTGTAGTGTCCATACTAGGAATGCCTCCATCTACTATATTTGGGAAGTCATCATACGGGAAACCACCATCATAGATTTCAGTAACAGGAGGGGGTGGAGGAACAACATGACTTATTGGTTTGGTATTGCAGATAGATGTCAACATATAGGCTTCAACAGCTCCATTTGTGAATCCAATCGAAGTTCGTGTTTCACGTATCTTATTACTAACTGAACCACCTGAACATGTTTTAACAGTTCCATTGCATGTTTCTGAATAGATGCACGTATTATCCATTTGACAGCTATGAACTGCCATGATGGCACTTCTACGCATTCGTTCCGTGTACATTGATGCATCTTTGGTCATCGACACAATTTGTCGTTCTTTTCCTGTCGATTGCGGAACTAATAATCCTGGTAGTTCCGGAATAGATTCATAATTTGGTTTAGTTGTCCCACCAAAAAACAGAGTGGCAGCAACTAATGCCGCCAATAGAGGAAACAACATTATCTACTTAGTTACAAAACTTCCAGCTGTAAAAAATTGTATCTGATTGGGTGGTACAAACATACCAAGTCGTATTAGACGACCCGTATCCTCAAATGCAGGTGCATCGAATATTTCATTGGTATCTGGGTCTAAAATGATCAATGTATTTTTCAGTAGAACACGCTGTAGCCGTCTCTTTTTGCGAACAACGTTACGTAGATAAAGTGTGTCTTTTTCATCGGTTTTATAAGATGGGTTAAACGCCAAATCATCGCCGGTAGCTGTCGTATCAAAACGCATACACTGAATGATAGGATGTTCTTTTGCATGAAGTTTACGGTGAATCTCGCAATCAATAGCAGCCTGTTTCAATAGCAACGATATGTTCTTAATGATACGACCTTTTTTGTATGCAACTTCGTACAAAAATTCATCGCTTGTCATGAAAGCTTCACGAGGTTCACCGCCTTCGTAACGTTTAAGAACCATATCATTGCGACGAATCAGAACAACGTTGGGACCTTCTCCTGTAACAGATTGATCTTGAGTAAACACTGACAGGTACATTTTTACATCAACCGTTCGGTCAGGAACAGGTAACGATGCGTGCGAACAGATACGAATAGCGCGACCAATAACCTGTTCGATACGAGCAGGATTCCAATAGGATTCCATAATGAGTACGTTACGAACATTACGCAATGTAATACCTTCAGCTCCTGCAGAAGATGCCATCAGTACACATAATCTTCTCTCTTTGATCGAATCTTTGAGTGACTGTGGTAGATCGTTTTTCTCTTCATTAAAAATTTGACGATAGAGTTCACGAAGTTCTTTATCTTTGTCACCTGTGCCTCCAACGAATAATGCATACGCAGGAACACCTTTTTTCATCGACGGATCTTCTTCCCATAACCCCTGCTTCTTGATTAACTTGTACTCTTGGAACCCGTTGTACTCCAGAATAGCAGAGAAGATACCAAGACCTTCTAATGATCGATACTGTGAGTAGACAAACTGATTGTGATACTCGTCTTCTTTGCCTACGTTCTTTTTCAAATCAGTCAACATTCGAAGCATTTTAGGAGAGTAAATTTGTAACGCTTCGTTTGATAGAAACTTCTTTGGTTCTCTTTTGATATTTTCAAGAACCTCAGGTTTTTCTAAATTTGATTCTTCGTTTGTTACCTCATCTGTAGTAACGCGCATCTCTGGAGGCAAAGAATAGTTACAAACAAGACGAGATGCCATACGATACGAACTGAAGTTTTCGTTCATATCTCCGCTACGTCCTTTCTTTGCTTCGCGCTGTATTTCAACCCAACGCAATTCCAAATAACGCAAGAACTGCTGTTCAGACATGGGAACTTTAACAAGTGTATTCTCTTCGTCAATACGTTTGGGAAGTAGACGTTCATCGGCACCTTTGAAATACGAAACAAGACCCTGAATACGCTTTTGAAACAGAAGAGCATTTTTGATACTCAATCCATCTACAAACGTATTCATAAAATCTTCATATTTTGTGGGTAAACATTCAAGTTCTTCTACAACATACTTGTCTTCTTTTGATAACTGAATTCCAGCAAATTCTGTTTCAAACCCAGATTTCCATTCGGTTACCCATTTCTTAATATTAGCTTCCTGTTCATAATCCTTGTTATACTTTACTGCAATTCGTTCATTCTTTTCATTATACACACTTTCAAAGTGAGAAGGATTGCGTGTTAACATGATTGTGCGCTTTACAGAATTGTACTCAATCGTATCCACATCTTTCATGCGTCGGAAATAAGCAGTCATCAGCGATTCATCCCACGAAACTGCAGATTCAGTTGTTATGGTAACACGTTCAATAGGTCCACGTAGAAGATTCATCAGGTATGCAATTTCATTCGGTCGGTTTACTACAGGTGTGCCAGACAAGCAAACAACTTTACAATCTTTTGCTTTATAGATCATGTTATAGATCTTCAGTTTGAGTTCGAGTTCGCCAACGGCATATCCGATAAAGTTATGAGCTTCATCAATGATTACAACTGAATTGTCAAACATATGAGGCTGATCAGCAGGAAATATCTTTTCAAAATTTGTCTTGTTGATACCGTTATAGTTAATAAATGTGAAACGTTGATTCAATATGTCATCAATTTGTTCATCAATTAGTTTCGTATCAGGCTGTGATAATGTATTGTAATTCGAAGGACGTCCACTCACATTAACAAAGAACTTTCCATGTGTATCTAAAAACTTTTCAGAAATACCCATGCCAAGACCTTGTTTACGAGTTTCATCATTGAGACCCTTCAGTTCCCAGAACTGCTCATGTTTATAGATAGGATCACCGCACTTACGAATTTCACCTCGATAGTTGTCCTGTAATGATGCAGGTAACATAACAAAAACCTTTTTCGTATTCAGAAGGGATTCCGCTACTGCAATAGAAGAACATGTCTTTCCAGAGCCGAGACCGTGGTATAAAAGTAGACCACGATAGGGTGATTCAAGCAATAAATAGTCTCGAACAATCTTCTGATATTCAAACAGCTCTGAACTATTTTTTGACATGTCGCCCTGTCGCTTACACATGTCCTCTTCGGAGTTCGCAGTATCCAACGGATCTAAATTAGCTTTCCGATACTTCAGAAAGATCCGAGTAATTGAATCGGAGAATGCCTTTCTATTCGGAAGCACATACATCCTCTACTTATTTTTGGAGAGGAATTGATAATGGAGGGAACTATCCGTAAATCACCTAAACTATGGATGCTTGTAATTTATCTCTTTCTTGTAGCTGGTTTCTTATACATCAAGCCATCTATTGCTTTCGGTGCTGAAGGTCGAGTCCGACCCTTCGGAACCAAAGATAAAGAATCGACAGTCTTTCCTGTTTGGTGGTGGATGTTTGCTTTTGCTGTTGTTTCTTACATGACTGTGGTCTATATTCTGGATTATAGTTTGTAACAAAGTTCCAAAAACGAATTTGTGAACTAGTGTACTCAAATATGATAACAAAATGCCGTCTCTTCAGGATCTACAGGCAATGCACAATAAGCCGCATTCGGATGATCATGTCGACTCAAAGGTTATCGTTGATAACTATGTGAACTATTTTAAGTACAAAGCAATCCGAATTGCTCAGTCGAGCAGTACTCTGGATATGGTTGACAATATTCATCGCAATAATCCTGAATATAAACTGGTACAGGAAATTCTAGCTGTATTGACGGTAGAATTTCCGGGTTGTAATGTTACACTGAGTACATGGGGACCGCTCTCTACTCGTTTCACTGATGACCACGAACTTAACGATCATGATGATCCACGCGCCGAATGGCATGAGTTCAGTGTTGACTGGAGTAATACCATTTCCCCTGAACAAAAGTAGCCTGTGTTGTCAAAAAGTTGACAAGTGTGGCTTTGTCGCGATTTAATGTCGCAACATGTTCAAAGTTAAAATCTTGATTTTTTACCCATTCTGCAGGATTATCAATGTTAATATCTGTTAGTTGACGTTCTTTCAAAGGATACAATGCCAATTCAGGCGATCCTTTGACACCACGACTATCTTTTAGCAAATGAATGTACTCTGTCTTATCCTGCAGTACTCCAGATTTCAACTCTTTCATCAATTTTGTTGAATCAGAGCGTCCTAATCCAATCCAACCTACAATATCGGGATACTTTGCAATAAACGTTTCACTCAAACAAGCATCATATTCACGACCTTTTAAGCAAGAACGACGTGTTTTATTACAACTTTTTACAACTCCCTTACCACTTAATCGTTGAGCCTTTGTCAATGTTGAAGGTGAAACCATTGAAACTATTTTTACAGTATGTTTCAACTTATAGACTTCAACAGTTGGTATCTGTCCCAAATATTCGGGGAATATTTCTGCACTAAAAGGGTCGAAATAGAAAAACACGTTATACTGCGGAGGAATACAGTACGAACCATCTTCAACTTTTACTCCTGTAAAATCGGTCATAGGATCTTCGACCACACGAAATAAAAGTGTTCCTTGTGGAAGTTCTAGAATTGGAACATCTTTTTTAGCAAAAACAATACCGCGTCCAATTTGACGCCGCGTGCGCCCCATTACTTTACAGACCATAGAACTTTTGCGAACGAAGCATCAATGTAGTCTTTTGTCAGAGCCTTCTTTGCAAATTCATATCCTGCCAGAGCAATCTTTTTACATTTAGCATCATGCGTCTTACACCATTCAAGAACTTCAAGCAAATCGGACAGATCCGCTTTTACAGGAACATAGTGTTTTCCAGGTTTGAGAAGATGATCAATCCACAGAGTATACGGTCCTTCAACTTTTAATATTAATGATCCTGTCATCATAGTTCCAAGCAAACGATATGCAGCTACATTTCCATCAATGTGAATGATATATTTATGAGTTGCTTGTTCAGACATTGGCATCAAAGGAACTGTTGGGTATTCTTTAGTATTGACCGATCCTAATCCTTCTTTTGGATCAAACCGTAACTGATACGTATGTCGTACAACTCCAACATCCAAATCAGGAGATCGCATCGTTGACAGTTTGAGACGCATATTCGTTTCTGCAGTATATCCACATCCTGTAGTTGTTCCGCGAAACACTCCAATTGGCTTCTTAGATTCCCATTCGACAAATGCAGGAGGAGTTGCTTTGCCCAATGCGTACTGCATATCATCAAAGTTCACAACAGGAATATCCCAGAAATCAACATGTCCTGAATACGTAAGAAGTGGTATGTGTTTAGGTCCTAATGCTAATGCTTTGCTTCCTATCATATGCCACGGAGCTGTACCATCTCGTCGCAATATCATCGAGTCTGTAGCACTCCATAAAAATACACCATCTGGTAATGGATAGGATATCTTGGATAAAAATACAGTTAGTTCATCTGCTGTTGATTCTACTTTCTTGAATGGTCTGACTACACACTGCATAATCCGATATGTTGAGTTTTTAGAGTCTAGACGCTTTCTCTTTAATGTTTTACGAATCGTATTTTCATAAATTTTTGGAAATGTTTTTGATTGAATTTTATAAACAGATGGTATAGAGTTTGTTATGCAAATTAAGTAACAGGCGTGACTCAAATCAAAAACATATTTTAAAGTATTCGCAAGAGCAGTTTCTGTCATTTCCCATGGACCCGAAATCTGTTCCGGTAATTTTTTGATACCATGGCCCAACAGAGCAGGACGCTTAGATGTGGTTATGGAATCCAAACACTCTTTACCTATCTTAAAGGCTTCCTCATAATTTGAAAGAATCCTCATTACTTCTTTCCGATAGTTATATTCTTGTTCTTTTCTTCTGCCTCTTGTTTCTGCTTGAGTTCAGCCAATAATTTGGTCTTGAATGCTGTCATTTCTGATGTACTTGGTACACAAACGGCACGTTCTGTATCATTTACGATGAGTACAGTCATTGGCCATGACGAAAGCATCATTAAAAATCCAACTGCAATCACATTTGACCCATAGATCTTGAATGAACTACGAATAAACGGAAACGCAGATGCGAGTAGATAGACTCCCGTTGGTACTGCTGCCCACTCAAGTCCTTCAAGAGAGCTCTGGCCTGCACCTATCTTTCCACATTGCATAAAGCTAGATAGAAGAGAAATACAGAATCCCACAATAAATAGAAATACGAAGACTCCCAAACTTGATAAACCCAAACTTGTCCAGTCCATTACTTTTCTACAAGAGTTTCAATTGTCTTTCCAATCGTAGTAATTAAATTTTTTCGTTCGACGTAGTGAGCTCGTGTGATCGCGTTTGACTCAGTAAGTGTCTTCCAGGCAATAGCAGAAATCTCTTTCTGTTGCATGGAGGTGAATCCTTGCGTTAAGTTGATATCTGATGATGCGACTAGTTTTCCAATAAAATAGATGTGCATATATTTTACATTGTTTGTTCCGGCAAATACTTCAGTAAATCGAAGATCCTTGCAGATAGAATATGCACTTGGTGGAATATTTGTCTCTTCGTTGAATTCTCGAATTGCACAGTCTAAATCAGTTTCCCCTCGTGCTCTTCGGCCTTTAGGGAATCCCCATTCAGGTTCAGTATATACAGATGGACATGACTTGATTAGTTCAGAACGATTAAGTGTGTTATACTTTTCCTTTGAAATTTCGTATTCCATTGAATGAACATCTTTACCTGGTCCCCATAAAGACGTCCAGAGGGTATCAAATTCTTCCTCGGCAATACGTTTCTGTTCGGAAATAGTCATATTGGAGATAAGTTTCTTCATATAGTCAACATCTGTCAATGAATATTTCCCTCGAAGAAATTCGGTATAACACATACTGTCTTTGCGTCTTACCATCAGTGCGCTTACATTTTTTGGACTAACCGGAAATACGAGCGGCTCATATATACCCCTGAGCAAGATAAGCCCACATGAAATAATAGGATCTTTACATCCCTTAAATACGTGACCTTTTTCTCCACAATTATTGCAATACATTGCTTATTTTTCAACCATTGAAGATTTCATCCGTTTTTTACTACTGATTTGATACAAATGGGAGGAACAACTTCTAAACCCGAAATAGAAGCCCCTGTGTTTCAAGCAGATATATCGAAGGCAAAGTTTGATGCCGACTATGTTCAAAGTCTTTTGGATCAGGCGACTGAAACAGCTAAGAAATCTGCCGAAGAAGCATCTACACAACTTGGGCAACTAGGATCTGAAGTCTCATTCCTAACAGCTGGTGTATGGTCTCTTGGAACATTACTAGTATTATCTGGTCTTGGATTTCTCATCTACTATGCATTGTTTCAGTTCGGTGTAGTAAGTACATTTTTTGGAATTTCAAAACCAGGTGCTGATGGCGGCGGTAATGTCGCAGCTACAGGTCCTCCTCCTACTGGAAAGCAGGCTACAGCTCCTGTATCATCAAATTGGTTTAGCTCCTTAGTTGCAGGCAATGGTAGTTCGGGAACTCTTGTTTCAAATATGCCCGATGCTACAAACTCATCCGTTGTAAAAGCTACATCTGCTCCTCTTTCAAGCGGTGGTAATGGTGGATATGGTATGCAATGGTGGATGTTTATCAAAGATTGGAATTATGGATACGGAAAAGATAAACAAGTTCTATCTCGCGCTGATCCTACAAACACACAAATTCTGAATCCGAGTGTAGCTTTACACCCGACAGATAATACTCTGCGAGTAAGTGTTTCAGTCTTCCCTGATAACACAGGCGGATCTTCCAAGACACAGCCGGCGCCTGTTGGTCATTCAGCTGCAACAGACGATGTGTTTATTTGCGAAGTCCCGAATCTTCCTCTACAAGATTGGTTCTCTGTCTCGATGACAGTATTCGGTCGTAACTTAGACATATATATCGACGGAAAACTTGTAAAGTCATGCTTACTACCTGGTGTACCTAAGCCTGCATCGGGTGATATCACTCTGGCAGGAAATGGTGGCTTCTCAGGGTCTCTATGTGGATTCACTCACTATTCGCGCATGCTAACACCTTCGGATGCATCAACATTCTATTCTGCTGGAACAAGTTGTAAGAGTTCTACGGGACCATCTACTGCGAGTACGGCAACCGGTTACGCAGTAAAGTTTGGAGTTTATGATACGGTAGGTAAGAAAATACAAGAATATACATTTTAGTCGCAATACTTTGAAACATCAAAGTAAAAATTCATTTCCGGATGAATACATCGTATCTTCTTTTTATCGCGATAGAAAATTAATTGCGAAGTCGTATCATTATTATACAAATACATCTCATCAATTTCATCCAACTTCATATAAATCTCTGCATTCTTTTTCATATGTTGATAAATATCACGTACAATAGATTCATCTGTTTGCTGAGCAATACGCTCACGAACACGTTTTAGTACTGTGGGTAATTCAGCATATGTCATTGCAAAAATAACTTTATAACCATTCTTTTTCACATGACTGATTTCTTGGATCATTGCATTCTTATTTCGGCATGTTGCATCCCGAAAGATTGAATATCCTTCTTCAATTGCTCGATCAGTAATGTACGATAATAATTTTTGAGCGATTTCATGATTACCTGTTAATAAACGAAGCTTATCGATACTTATGTATACATAAGACGTTCGAATTCCGGCAGATTTTAAAAAAGAATCCTTGCTACTTGTTTTACCAACACCAGAAGCTCCACATGAAAAAATGGCAAGCTTATGTTTTGTAGGGCGACGAGCAGTTGATGTCATTCGCTGAAAGACTTCTTCTTCCATTATATACTCATAAGAAAGTCAGGAATCGATCGTTTCTTGTAAGTTACAATGTTACGAGTTTTCATTTTTGACTCACGATAAAATCGTCTATACGCTACAACTACATCATCATCTTTATATTCATCTGGCATAGCCTGAGCAGGATTTGTAAATCCATCATTTGATATACCATCAGGATAGTTTGCAATAAGCCAGTCAATATGAGCTTCTGTTTTGTGAACCTTTGTTTCTCCGTATCTAAATTTGTATTCTTTGCATAATTCTTTAGCAAGTTCGCATAACCATAAGTAATTATCCAAGCTTTCTCTTACCCACTTAGAGCAGGGATGATTCGTATGTGCTTGTTTGTACGCATTGGACGGAAGAGGACTTTCCAACGCCCAGTGAGCAGAGTATAGCATTTGAGCAGATTCAATGATCATTTTGATAACATGTTTATCACAGTGCAGCTGAGCAGCTTCACGCGGGTCTAGAGATAGAACAAATATGTTCATTTTAGTTTGCTTAACCACGCACTAACAAAAATTCGTTTTAGATTACAATGAAGAAGTACATTCTGTTTGGATTCCTGGCTCTTGTAGCCTTTATTGTATTCTCTTCACTGAGAGAAACATTCACATTTGCTTCACCGGGTCAAACTGTAATTCAAAGTACAGTTTTAGATGGAAAATCGAGTTCCGATAGCAATATGTCTTTACCTGAATCACTCAACCAGGAGAAAGGTATTACATTCTCATATTCTTGCTGGGTTCGAATTGATGACTTTACATACCGCCCGGGTGTACAGAAGGTTATCTTTACAAAAGGACCTACTGACTTGTCATCTTCCTGCCCGAGTCTTCTCATTGATGGAAACTCAAATACACTGCTAGTGAAACTAGACACATATGGATCTACTGAAATAGTACCTATATCAAACATTCCAGCAAAGAAGTGGATTCACGTTGCAATTGTGGTTGAACAGAAGTCAATTGACGTATACATTAATGGTGTTCTTCACACACATCATTCAATTGTCCAGATACCGCGCCAAAATAGCGGAACAGTTCATACAGGAGTGAATGGTGGGTTTGAAGGTAAACTTGCTAATTTAGTGTATTATAATTATTTCTTAAATCCTACAGATATTCCTGCTTTAATGAAGAATCCTCCTCAAGCGGATCCAGCTGACTCTACAGCATCGATGCCTCCTTACTTTGATATCAGTTGGTGGATTGGTCGATAATTTATGATTTATGAATAGCAGCTAAACTAGCACGAGCAGCAGCCGCTTGATCAGCTTGAGCGCTCATTTGTTTGTTCGTGTCGTCGAATTTCTTAGTAAGAGCATCTATCTTTGCGTTTGTTTTAGCAAGTTCCTCTTCTATTTTAGAAGGAGCAGCATTTGCTAGATGTTCCTTAATTATACCCGTCTTGTTCATGATTGTATAGAAAAGCCACAAGAACAAGACTGGAAGAATCATTCCAAAAAAAGTCTTTCGCTTCAACATTCTTACTTCTGTATAAACAAATGAGTTCACAATCTGTGAATACCACGGCCTATTCCGGATATGTATCTGGCAGTACTGCACTGGGCCCCGTTCCGTTGCGAGATGCATCTGATTTAACACGTCAGCTTCGCGAGCAAATCACATATAATGAAAATAAAGTGAACTCTCCGGTTCAGCCTGGTGCACCGGAGAGCTCTCCTTGGCAACTTTATGGAAATAAGTATAGATTGAGTTATCTGTTTGGTAAACTAAAGTGCGGTAATTGCACAGGTGGTGTCTTTATGCAGAATGGTGCGTATTCTACTGTCCCCGGCGGTGTGTTTGGTGGCTCTTAAGCGTTTTAGTTGTTTCTTTACGGAACTTTTGACGGCGAGTTTTATCCATTGATGTAGGTGTATATGTAAAAAAGTATTCTAAAAATTCAGGCGATGACCGGTTCTTTCCAACTTTCTCAAACAGTTCAGATTTCTCAACACGCATATCAATTAAGGACTTCTGTTTTCCTATACAGGTAATTGGAGTCAATAAACGATAGCGTCTCACATGAGACTTTTCATTTGCAAGTTCAACTAAATTTTGAGCAGCGCATAAGAATCGTTGCTCAGGGATATCTTCTAGAAAGTGATCAGGTGCATATGTAACCGCAAAAAAGAACTGTAAAAGTGTCGGGATACTTGCAACATATAATCCGCCGTTTGTCTTGTGATAACTGTGGCACGCGGTTGTCTCATATAAACGGATTAAAACGAGACCAGTTTTCTTATCTTCAATATCCACGTGTGGGGGAAGAAGTTCTCCGTATGCAGGATATTTTTTTGTTTCAACTTGACCTTTCTTATTAAGAACAGCTTCGAACATTTCAGTTATCTTATCAATTGTTTCCGGAGTTACCAATACATCAAGAGGTAACTGCCATGCTCGGTTGGCGCCTTTCTTTTGTAGACTCATTCCGTTAAATCCAAGAAGGACTGCATTTTCTTTGATTAGGATCGTCTCTAGAGCATTTTTTGTTTCGGAAGAAATGAAGATCTCACTTAGATCATCATGGGCTTTAGGGCATGTCATTGGATAATGTTTGTTCAATAATTGCAGACGAGTATATACTTTCTTCCAACGTTCAACAAAACCCTTCGGACGCGATAGTTCTAGATAGACAGCCATTCGTAAGAAGTTCGGAGGAACGTAATGAATGCCATTCTTTTCGATACTATTTTTCCATAAAGTATCAAAAATAGGTCTATCTAGATGTGATACATCAGCAACACCGATATATTCTGCAAAGACCTTAAATGTACCAAGATGGACACCGGGCTTGACTTCTACGCTATGAAATCCAGCATCAGTTAACGTATCTGCTATTTCCATCGCATGGAGTTGAGGGGTAGCTGTAAAAAAATCATAATCCGGAATATCTTTCTCCGGGTCATAAAACTGATCTTCTTTCGGTAGAAGATTATTAATAGCTGTTCCTCCGTAACACAACACTCGGTTCTTTTTTATAAACGTTTCCACTATATCAAGCGCCTTGATAACGACAGGGTCACTTGCATTTTCTTTATCAATTTGTGCCTGAGCTATACTAGCAGCTCTTTCAATCTCCATTATTTTCTAGTATGAAAAAGTATGGAGGATTTATTTCTGCCATCAAGCAAGGATGGTCAAGCGAAAGTCTCGAGAGAACGCGCGTGACCGCAAGTGTTCGGCTGATCTATCGGATGATGGAAAGCCGCCCCCTAAAAAGAAGAAATCAGGTGACTCCGATTCAGACACTACATGGGTTGATGATGATACACTTCAGAACGAATCGCCGGATGTGGAACAACAACCGCCTATTTATCTAAATATTCATATTCACGAAGCCCCAAATGCTGTCGAATCAAGCGAAGAGGAGTCTAGCGAGGAGGAAGAAATAGTAAGGGGTCGATCATCAGGAATTTTTACCGAGACTCGATCGAAAACAAAGAACAAGAAAAAGCAGAATGAAATCCCATTAAAGCTCACGCGTCAGGAGGAGGCATATTATAATTCATTGCCGAAAGCCCAAAGAAATGATATGCTCGATGTCATGAAACGTATTTCTACACTTGTTCTTGATGACGGAGTTGTACCATACAAATTTAAAATACTTAAACTCCCCATCCCGGACTATACCAAGTCGACTGTCATTAAAAAAGTTATGGCCTTGTCCGATATGCAGTCAGACAGTGGTGAGTCATACAAACTAAAAACATGGGTCGATGGATTTTTACGTATACCGTTTGGTAAAACAATTCCTCTGCCTGTGAAACTCGAAGACGGTACATCAAAATGCACCGAATTTATAACGACAGCTCGCAAGAATATGAATAAGTCTGTGTACGGCATGGTTCCTGCTAAGACCCAAATATTACAGACAATCTCGCAGTGGATTGTAAATCCCGATTCAGTTGGAAACGTAATTGCTCTTCAGGGTCCTATGGGAGTTGGTAAGACATCCTTCGCTCGTAATGCAATTGCAGAAGTGTTACAGCGTCCATTTGAATTCTTTTCGCTTGGTGGTGCTTCTGATATTTCTAACTTTATCGGTCATTCGTACACATATGAGGGTTCAATGTGGGGACGTATTGCAGATTGTTTAATGCATGCAGGTGCTATGAATCCTGTTTTATATTTTGATGAGCTTGATAAGGTTTCAACAACTCCTCATGGCGAAGAAATTGTCAGTATGTTGATCCACCTAACGGATCGTTCTCAAAATACACAGTTTCATGATCGTTATTTTTCAGGAATTGATTTTGATGTATCACAGTGTCTATTTGTATTTTCATTTAATGACATTGATAAAGTACATCCTATCTTGCGTGATCGCATGAATGTAATCAACTGCGGTGGATATAATGAGACAGACAAGCGCATCATTTTGAAAGAACACATTTGGCCTCAAATTGTCAAACGTTTGAAGTTTAAAGATGGTGATGTCGTTCTCGATGATTCTGCAATTACACTTTTGATACTGGATCACTCCACGGATGAAAAAGGTGTTCGTAATCTCATTCGCACAGTTGAAAGTATGATGACTCGTCTGAATATGTTACGTGTTGCTGATGATGAAAGTATGAAAGAATATTGTTTTTATATGAAAGTTGCATTTCCACTAAAAATTGATAAGAAGATAGCACAAATTCTTCTGACTGATATTGATAAAAAAGATAAAGAAATTTGGCGCTCTTTGTATGCTTAAACCTTCATCTTCTTGAACTGTCCAATTCCTACGAATCCTACGAACAGATCCTTGTCATCTGTCGTCTCGTATACACGCTTGTTTACAGAATTGACTCCATACGTCTTTCCTTCGAATTCAACATCGTTTACATCTTCATCGCCATTCTCGAAAACCCACATACCACTCTTGGCATGCCAGTAATTTCCATTGCCAATCGGCTTTAGAATTTCAGTCTTCTTCATCTCTTCAAGCTTGTCAGTACTGACATACTTAATGAGCTTTGACAGATCATAGCTGTGTGCATTGGATAGCTTATTCAGATCCGGCGGATCATCGCTACCTGCGAATGGAGACCCGCCTACCTTCGCGGGCTGATCTTCGTGCTTCTCATCGGTCTTACCCTTGCTCTTTGCAAAGGTCTCCATATGAGCAGTAAGACCTACCTTGGTATACTCCTCGGTCTCCAGACCGTTGAGATGATCGATAAACTCCTTGCGAAGCTCCTCGGTTAGCTCAACATCGTGAGCCTTTAGAACCTTTGTAAGTTCCGTCTTCATTGCAGGAGTGAATCGAGTTAGATTCTTCTCCTTCTTAGGATCTGCCTTCTTCTTCTCGACAGGCTTCTCCTCTTCCTTCTTGGGCGCTACTT